AACTTGCCGATAATTTCGGTGGCTGGGCCAATTAGTGCTTGTAACATTTACTTACCCTCGTGTGACATCCAGACGGCAAAAGCGCCAGTAGCCGCGCCGACTATAGTTGAAACAAACGCTGTCTGCTGCGTTGTGGCTGAGACGCCAAGCCCCATAAACCAGTCGCAAACATTCCACGCCATAACCGTAAACGCCAGCATCATAAAGCGCGGGATAATCTTGTATTCGGTAATCGCCTTAGCCATCCGCCAAAGCCCTAAACCTAGCCGTAATACGCTTGGCGCGGTTAGGCGTCTGGTCAAACCACCGGCTGTCTTCCGCCTCAGCGGCTACAGTAAGCCACGCCTTCGGATCGTCCATAGCCTCAGCTACTGCCGCCCACATCTTGACGAACTTTGAGCATCTGGGGTAGCCGAGCTGAAAAGTCATATTGCAAAGCGCTAATGCGGCGTCTGGATAACGCAAGTCCAGCTCGTTAAAGTCGACACCGACGTTGCTGCATAACCGGCTGCAATCCTCAATCGTGACGGCAATGTCGAGATTAAACCGCTGCCGCACCCGATCCTCAGACACAGGCGTTCCGACCGGCAAACCGTATTCTGGGTCGTATTCCTTTACCAGCGCACCAATGCCAAACGTAGGTAGTCCGAGGCTGCACAAATAGATAATATGCTCACCATCGCTATTTTTTTTGACGCCCTCATCAGCAGCAATTTCTTCTCGTAGCGTGTCTTTGTTCATCGCCTCATCTCCAAAACGTGATTAACCGCTTTAGCCCAGCTATCAATCTCCGCTTCAAGTGTAAAGCGCGTCGGGGACACGCGCATAGATCGTTGGCAGATTGGGTGCGACATGAACAAGCACCGGCGGGCATTGGGGGAAACAAGGCACAGAACATCGTAGTCACTCGGCTTTGGTAAATGTTTTGTCTTGCAACCGTGACCCAATTGGAAATGGTGACGCGGAGATCGACCATCTTTATTGCCCAATAAATTCGCAGTCTTTGCCTGCACCCTGATAAAGTCATGCGTTCCATTCCAAGCTATAAGATCAACCCGGTCTTGTTGACAAAGAGACACGCGCCAGCCGAGGCCTAATATTGCGGCTGCCGCGATATACTCGCCAAGCAGCCCGGTTGTTGTTTCGCTCATGTAAGGCCGATAGCTTTCGCTGTTGACACCATTACTGTTACAAACAAACCTACCACAACTAGCACCAACAAGAAAATAGCCAGACCTATCTTTACGTTTTCAATGGCCTCATCATGCGCGATGGCCGCAGCCTTGGCCGCCGCAAGGCGAGCTTCTTTTTGCTCACGCAAAGCCTGATTGTGGTGGTTGATGATCTCTTGCCACGTTGACGGCTGATCCGCTGGTTTGGGCCAGCGCATATTGATCATCGTTGCGATCTGTTGCATCTCTTCGTTGAGCCGCTTGGCCTCAAGCACTGCGTCGATGCTACCCTTAAAGCTAACGTCACCAACCCCGGCCTGCTTGTTTCGTTCCTCGTTCAGTTTCTTTTGCGCCGAGAACAATGTGCCGATCTGTTCGCCCAGATCAGCCACTGATTGCACATCATTAACCCGCGCCTTGATAAATGCTATGGCATTTGAGGCGGCGGTTACTGCTGCTATAGCTGTGGTAATAGGCTCCATTATGATAGCATCCCTTTCCGCAGCGGCAAACACTTGTAAGATTTGGCGATTAGGTCGCCGGGCAACTTGCCAATGTCCTGTGCCATTTCATGTACGCGCTCAACGCAAGCCTCGTAGGATTTCCACGGCCCGCGAAAGTCATGTAGCTCAATGCAATTTTGTGGGGCGCTTAAAGAGCAGGCCAACACAATAGCCTTAAACATTGTCTTTGCTTGATAGCGCTTTGGATATCCGAATAATACCAAGCACTATAGCCAAAAGAGCAATGACAAGCGCAAGCCACTGATTGAGCGGGGCTAACCAGATCGGTGCGGTAATGCCAGCTGTTACAATGGATGCGTCTGTCGGCAGGTCTTTCATTGCCTGACCTCAATCATATCTATCAAATTTGGGTTATTAATTTTTTCTAAGAGTTTATGACTGGTATTGTTTTGCTTTACCATTTCGTTTCTAAAGCTCTCAACCGCTGCGCCAGTTTGTCGTGATTGAATAGCGTTCTCAATCAGCAGTTTTGGCATCCAAGCCATAGAGCAGCCCCAGTCATCCAGATCCTCTCCGGTGTTCGGATCGCTGCCTCTGATGTGCATGAACCAAGCGCAGTCAAATTTCTTGCACGGCTCAAACCCATTCAAAGGGCAGTTCTCTTTCACTTCCAGCTTAGCCATTAAGGTGTAGCCTCTTCCTCTGGCTCCTCTGGGGGATTAGCAGCGGCTTCAGCGGATTCCCAAGCAGATGTGACAACAGACCACCAAGCAATGTTGCTGATTGGTATTTCTTCATTTGAAGAGTTCTGTTCTCTTAAACGATCACCATACTCAATCTCAGCGTTGACGCCGTCATACACCTGAACAGCAATTACGTTGTCTGGAACACCAGATAAATCCAAGTCATGATAAAAAACGCCGTCTTTACCAACAGCGTTGTCACCCATAACCACTACCCATCTAGCCATTTTTATCTCCTCAATTGGCTGTCAAATACCAACCTGTGGCAATGTATTTTGTTTTAGTGTAAGGCGGGTTGCCTCTATGAATGTGTGACCAAGCTGCCGGAAATAAACACAACAGCCCCTTCTGAGGTCGCACCTTTATACCATACTCCAAAAACTCTGTTTCAGCCTCATTCTCTGGCATATCATTCAGATACAAAGTCCAAGTCAAAACCCTTTGTGCCATCGAGCCGACGCCTTGCTCAGAATGCCACTGGTGAAACCCACCCCTCGGCTCTGTTCTCTGCACCTTCACATCAATCGAATGCACAGGCGTATTATCTTTGCAGTGTGAGAACCCAGCATATTTAGAGCAATATCGAGGAACCCAAATCTTTCATAGGACGTGAACTCTTGTTACATAATCCTTAGAGCTATCAAGGTGTGACAGGTTAAAGCTCTCATCACGCCGATAACCAGCCCCACCATTAGTATCTTCACCAGCCATATAAACATGACCATAAGTTGAGTCTTGATCCTTTAGACTTATTAGTTCATCTAGGTGGCTTATTAAGTCATCACATAAATCAAACGCTTCAGTCTGATAGCTCTCTATAAATGTTGGCGTTTCCATCCTAGTCCTTAGAAGCAATAATTAGATCAACATACTGGACGTTAACATCTGCTGTGGCTGATGACAATGAACCAGCAAGAGTACCAACACCCGGCGCACCAGTCACGTTTCCTGACAAATTATGTGCGTGGTTGTGTGAGCCACCACCACCAGTATTGGCAGTATTGTGATTGGCGTTTGCGTCATTCTGGCGACGTGGCCTGTTAGTGTTTGTCGCGTTACCGTTGCCAACTTGCAGCGAGTGACTGTGAGATGCTATCTGCGACGTTGAAAGCGTAGTATTGGCGATATTGCCAGAGACTGTCACAGCCAAGTTACCAACCCCCGGCTCACCAGTAAGCGATACCGTACCAGACACGCTTGGTGTAGCAAACGCCGTTGTAAATGCGCTAGAACCACCAGACCCTGCTGTGCCGCTAACAACCCTGAGAGCCTTGTCATTGTGGGTTGTTTGCTTTGTCCATCCAGTCGGAGCCGCTGTTTGTTGGAACAACATCAGTGTGCCGCTATCGAATGAAACAATTGAATCAAACGCTAGATTTCCAGCACCATCTGTTTTTAGGAATTGACCAGCAGAGCCATCTGCTTGTGGATAATTAAGTCCATCAATAACAACAGAGCCTGTTCCATTTGGCGTGATCGCAATATCGCCATTGGATATAGACACAATGCTGTTTCCGTTAACATCCAAATCGCCACCAAGCTGCGGCGTCACATCTGCAACAATATCAGTAAGACCGGCTGTGATGGATGCCCAGCTTGTGCCGTTGTAATATTTGAGTGCGCTGTCAGTCGTGTTGAATGCTAAGTCACCGGCGTCAAGCGATGTCACTGGGTCTGATGCAGCAACCCGATAGCGTTCTGCAAAACTATTAACGCCGGTAATGTTTGAGGCTGTTGTATTGACGTTTGCGATGTCAGTCGCAACGGTGCTTACATCAGCAATGTTTGTTGCCACTGTGCCAATGTCAGCAGCGTCGGCGGCCACAGACTGAATGTCTGCACTATCACCAGCCACAGTTGTTACGTCAGCGCTAATACCGGCAACGGTGGTTACGTTTGCTGACACACCGGCCACCGTTGTTACGTTAGACGAAATACCAGCAACGGTGGTCACGTTTGCGGAAATGCCCGCGACGGTTGACAGGTCGCCAGCAGAGATGCCAGCCACAGCCGTCACATCACTGTCAATCGCAGCAACAGAATTTACATTAGCAATATTTGTTGCCACGGTTCCGATGTCAGTTGCGTCAGCCGCAACGGCAGTCACATCAGATGAAATCCCAGCAACCGTAGTCACGTTCCCTGATATCCCAGCGACGGTGGTTACATTGGCTGCAATAGCTGCTGTGTCGCTGATAGCGTCTGTGGCTACAGTTCCATCTTCAATATCGGCTAGCGTGGTTATGTCAGCGGCAAGCGCGGTGATTGTTGTAATGCCAGAAACTGTTGGCCCCTTTACCGGGTTGCCGTCACTGTCAAACGCCATAACCGTATCAATACGATCTGCGACCGGCGGCAAGGTCATATCCAATGTGCCGCCGTCAGCTACCAGAGCCGGGTCATAGACAGGCGCTCTCATTGAGCGTTGACCCTCTTCAGCAAGCTGCTGATCAAATATGGTCAGCGCGTCAAGCTGCTCATTTAGGCTAGACGCAAGCAAATCACCGGCAGTCACAAAATCTGTGACGCGCTCAATATCACGCGCCCCAATAATAATAATTGTGTCTGACGCAGTTGGTGTTGATGGCACGTTAGTGCCTGTCACAATTGTGACTGAGCCGGTGCCGTTGGCATTGATTGTGACAGTGTAATCTGTCGTTAGCGTCAAAACTGTTGTGTTAAAGTAAACGGCCAAATCGTTCTGGTCTAAAATCTCAAACGAAAAGGCATAAGGCCCAACGCCCGCTGACCCTGTAAACACGACACGACGTGTCACTGCGTTGATGTTATAATCTGCCATCTGAATGCCTCACAATCTGCTGTGAATAATACACCATTTACTGTTTTTCCGCTACCCGATCTCGCAGTTCTGGATATTGGCTCATCACGATCTTGCGGGCTACACTGGAATATTTGTTGTAAATTGCTTTCATCGCATCCAGCTTGTCCTCTTTTGTAGGTAAAAGATCATAAATCTCGGAATTCAACAAATCTGTCAGCGCGTCCTTTAGCATAGGCTTTGTGGGATCTGGCTGGTTCAATGCGTAAATCAGTGAATTGTATTGCTCATTATTAAGGATCACGCCGCTGATGCGTTTGCTTGGCATTGACAAGCCGTCGCCAAGCTCCATCATCTCGCGATCTAGCCCCTCATACTTTGCGTCCATAATGCGAACAGGCGACCACATTTCCCAGCCAGCCCCACTGCCTTGTGTGCGAACCTCGCCCCATAGGTTTAGAGATGGCGGCAAGTCAGCGCTAAACATTGGATGCCGCGCTTTAGCTTTTTGGAGGGCTGTGTAAAAGCCCCTGCCCATAGGGTTAAGCAATGTTGGATCTTGACCAAAAAATCCTTCGCCGGGCAGCAGTGTACTTGACGCTGTTGGATCCATAACGCGCTCAATGCCAGCACCCAAAGATGATACAGTCGGGATAATTTGCAATCCGGCTGTCGTGGCTCTTTCAGCAAAAAACACCCCTGCTTCTTCAAGAGCCAGCTTAGGATCAGTGTTATTTATGATGCGGGCTAGATCTGACACACCATCTAAGAATGGCTGCTGCATTACATAATTATACAAACCAAGCGCAGCGGCTGTTGTTAGATTTTCTAAAACGCCGTTATCATCCTCATATTGTGCGTAATACGCATAATCAGCCGCCATAGCCAACAGGCCCGACAGCGGGTCGAGGCGCGAGTAAGTTACGCCGCGATATGTGCCATCGTCCATTTTAAAGTTAACTGTGTGCGGTTTAAGGCCAAGGCGCTCCATAGCTTGACGCGCTTGCGGGTCTGTCGGGCCAGCCCCTATAACGATAACTTGATTATCGGGCGAATGCAGCCCGCTTCCCATCCACGCAAATGCGCCCATCAATGCCGAGCCTGTTGCAATTTTTGCCATAGCCATATCAGCATCACGGCCACCAGCCTTTAACGCCCGGCGCACATCAGGATATAGCAATGCTAAAGGCGATCTTTCTGCAATCGAGTTCATAACATTGACCGGCGTTTTAAAGAACGGCGCACCAAACAATTTAACAGCAGGGTGCGACATAAAGCCTTGCATCTCACCAGCGAACCCGCCAAGGTCACCTTGGAACGTCAACACCTGAGCAGCTTCACGCGCTGTTTCCATTGCTTTTTGGTCAGGGTTTTCAAGCGCTTTTACATATTCAGCAGCAGCCAAGTCTGACGCCTCAGCTTTAGGTGTGCCGCCTTCTACCAGACGGTCATAAAAATCATACTGCCGTTGGCGGGCTTGTTGTTTGATTGATGTGCGGTAGGCCATTGCTTTAAAAAACTCATCCTCTGCCAGCATAAACCGGCCAGACATCCGCACATAGGTGCCAATAGTGTTTAAAGCCCCGGCTGCAACATTACCGTCTTTGATTTGCTTGTAGATCTCAACAATATCACCAGTGTCGCCAATAGCGCGTCTGTTTCTAACATCAATTTTGCTAGTAAGGTCACTAGCCTCTTCTTTGATAAAAGCCTTACCTGACACCACAAGCGCGTCAATAAAACTGGTGCCAATTGTTTCAAGCCGGATCAAGCCATCACGCGCATAAGCTCTATCCCTTGGGTCAACGCCGCCGGGCCTAATTCTGTTAACGCCGGTGCTGCCGATAGCGCCAGCCACCATTTCTTCTAAACTCTTAGTAAGCATAAAGACCGAGTTGCCAGCGACGTTTAC